AGAAGTCGTATCTACCAAACCAATTTAATAAAGTGTTTAGCTAGGCGAGACTAGGACGGTTGGAGATATTTTCTCCGACCACCATTTTTAATATAAATTTTGGATAGGTGATATTTTTGCATGTTCGGCCTACAGTTATCCTCGATGGTATGGACGTTTCGAGATATTTTATATCTTGTCATTGCGAAATGACGGCCAACTCGACCAAGGACCCAGGCAAGTACGACCTCACCTTATCGAACGCAGGGGGGCGGTTTTTGGGTATGTTCGCACTGAAAAACATCGAAGACGTGGACCGAGAGCAGATGGGTCTAAACGATAACCCCGATCCGGTCAATTTTCATCTGGCTCCNAAAAAGAAGGTGTCCCTCAAGGTCACCGTGAGCGGCCAGGGGTGCGAGTCNGGNTCCAGGACTATCACAATTTTCTCGGGTGAAATCCAAAAATCGGAAGCAGACGAGCTATATGTGCGGATCGAGGGGAGCTGCACCGAAGGTGGCATGACATCGAAGATAAACCCGCGCACGTGGGATGGTAGTACGCCCGTGAAAACCGTAGTCGAAGATCTGTTGAAGGATTTTGGGCTCACGGATGAATCTAAGTGGCATATATATCCCAAGAAAAACTCTCTGGATGATCGCAAGTTCGAACTTGATAAGGCCATAGATTTCGATGTGGCAATGTACACCATCAGTCAGGTTGCACAGTCTATATATTTTTTTGATGAGAATGACGATTTTTGGTTTGTGCCTGCGGTGGAGCTTCGCGGTTTCTCAAACCTTACGGGTAGCGTCTTGAGAGGTGCCCAGGCCGCAAATATGGTTGGTTACGCCAATCATGTTGATGTCTACGGATGCACGTTGGAAGACCTAACCACCCGTACCACTCACAAACTTATTTATGCTAGTGCCGATGTTCGAGACGATCCACTGACAGAATTCGAATTCGGCCAGTATGGGTTAGTCCGGGCCCCCCCCATCTGCGTTCCTGATGCGGATGTGAGGCGGTGCCANGTGATNGCNGATAATATGCTGTCGTGGTATAGGCAGTTCAAGGACGTTCCGAGTGTTAAAGTCGTGGAGTCGTGGGCAAAGCACCGGGTTTGTTAAGTAAGGTCGCATATAAGCCCTGGAATGGCGCTATCCCCCCCGTGATGTGTGATGGCTCAGAAGAAGCCGAGATGAGTGAAGTGCTCGGCCTGGTCACGCGGCGGATAGTGGATATCTCATCAGAAGGTGGGTTTGTCTGCACGCTGGATGTCGCTACATCCTTTCTGGCCGCTGGCGTATCGACTGGTGACGAGGCTGAAGACATAAAAAACTTTTATGCGATGTACCAGGACGCTTTGTTAGACGATCCTGGCGTCGAGGCTAAGATATTTGGAGTGACCTACGTATGATGGCCTCTGCGGTGTTGCTAGTGAAAAGCGTTTACGTCGAGGCGATGCAATCCGCGAAGCTGAAAAACAACTCTGTTAATTATCGAAAGATCCAGGCGGACCCATCTATCGTGCTGATCTACAACCCCATAACGAAAGACGGCATGTTCTCCAGCAGACTGACCGCCATACAGCATTATCCAGACGGTTATTATCTCGCATATCCACAAATTCGTTATGCTCAGTCGTTGGCTGAGAACAACGCGAATCTGCGGAAATATGGATGGCCGGCGTGGGAGGGCATCTAATGGTAGCAAACACACGCGACAGAAACATAGATAGCAGCAGGCGCGAAGATTCAAGAGTCGGAACGGTCGACCGATGTGAGGTGATCCGGGTTTATCCACATGTAGCGCCACTTGCATCTGGTGATAAGAACTTTAATACCGTCGACCTTCAGCTTATTGACCGGCCCTATGAAGATGATGGCAGTTTGCCAATTATCGAGAGGGCGGAAGTAAACACAATCCAGCACGATCATGGCCGATTCCAAGGCAGGCCGTTCAATTATCGCGTCGGTGATCTGGTACTGGTCTATTGGCTATCAGAACGGAGGGGAATTATTCTTGGGGCCCTTCCCACGGATGAACAGGAGCCGGTATGCCGCTCGCAGGCAGACAGTGACCACCAGGAATTTGTGTTTAAACTTTGCCCTTGGGAGGCACCGTACCAGGACCCTATCACAAAANNNTTNTANAGAGTTNCCCNACCCNAAGCACCCNGANTGCTACAANTGGTGGCCNAANACCCGNGACTCCCTCCATATCTTCGACTGCCTGGANGGACACAATACCCCCAGCTGTTGCGGCCAGGCATGCAACTCCCTTGATGATCACCAGTCATCAACCTGCTTCAAGAACTTCTCCGATATCAGCCCGACGACCGTCGATCTCCCCCGAAGGTTCAAGTTCCTGCATCACTCAAAAAGCGCGTGGTGGTTTGACGAAGATGGCTTATGGCGAGTAGAGGGGCGTGTAGCGGGTATACTCAAGGGATTTATTCAACATAGTCAGAACGGGAAAATTGAAGTGAATAGTCCCACCGAAAACGTTTTAAAAGCACCACTTATTACATTGGATGGTGATGTGACGATCACAGGTACCTGTCACCATCAAGCATGCAGTTGTGACGGTGTTGGTGGAAGTGCGACCGGCTCAGGGGGGGAGCAACAAATATTACATGGGTTGGTCGATGAGAACGATAATCCATTGGTTCCTGGGGAGTGCTCTGCGTTTTGCACCGGCCCCGGCGGGACGTGTTCTATAAACCATTGTGATGATGAGTATATTTACATCACATGCACGAATGGTGTAACCTATAAATGGAAAGTGCGCCCCTAAGGGTCGCTACAATAATTCATTGCGGGTGAAGCGATCCAATAACTAATAAACAAGTTAAACCAGTACCATCGATTATTGTTTGCCCTGGCGTGACATCGTGGGCATAACAAGACAAAACCCCATGATCGCCCGTTGCATATAGACGATTTGTTATAATCTATATGATGCACCGCGTGTCGTTTATAGTTTTCACGACATCCGCATAGATAACATGTTTGATTAAATCTATCTCGGATTGAATCCTTGAACGCACGATTGAACTTGATACAATACGGTTCAAATGATTTCCCGCCGCACCACCTGGGGTTCTTCTCACCCATCCGAGACGCTGACATCTTCGCGCGTGTTTCGGGGGATATCTCCCTGCCCCACCACGCATGCGATAGTTTTACGCGTGTTTCTGGTGACGGGCACAACCCATTGTGTGCATCCGATATTTTTCGGCGCGTCTCCTCCGACAGATGTTTGCCACGGTTATGGTTGTTGGCACGGCCCGCGCGCGACATTTTCTCACGCGCTTCGGTGGTGTGTGTTTTCCCATAGAATTGGTTCTTATCACCAGACCGATCTGGTTGGTGGGCAGAGATTTTTACTTTTGTCTCTTCGCTGTGGTGTTTTCCAAACTGTGGGTGTTTATCTCCTTTGAAATCCGCGTGGTTCTTAGATATTTTCATACAAGTTTCGAGACTTGGTTTGACACCTTTACGTTTTCCTTTATTACCCGCAGATATCCGAGCGCGTGCTTCTGGACTGTGATGTTTGCCTGCGAATGTCAATTCGTCACCTCTTCAATTCTGACTTTTCGCATACACCGAGGACAGTTCGTATAGAACGGCGATTTGCCTTTGTACTCCCACTCATACAGACATTTTTTATTCGGGCACTTCAATCTCATAGTTAGCTAGTTAGTTAGTTATCTAATATATAGATTACGGCGGTGATTTTTATTGCATTCGGCGATATAAAAATTAATATGGCTATAAATGAGGATGGTGTTTGCCGATGCGACGGTCTTAAATATCGGCAATGCCATCAGAATTATGCCGGATAGCTCGACGGGGCGAAAACACGTTTTCCGAGACGTGCTTCCGGCGCTGATGACACTCGGATCGCGATCGGAGGCGATTGAAACGATAGATGTAATTTGTTTGACATGTGGTAAGGAATTTAAGGTCTATCCCTATATAATAAAAAGAGGCGAAGGAAAATATTGTTCTCGTGCCTGTACACCACGTAATAAAACCGTTAACTGCCTGCGCTGCGGAAAGGAGTTCAAAGCCAAACCGGCGAACCTGAAGGTTGGGAAGGCAAAATATTGTTCCGTAGAGTGCGCATCGAAAAGCAGGCAAAAAGGTGTAGAGGTGCCTTGTGAATTGTGTGGTACAAAATTCTATAAATCTTCACACAACCCAGCAAAATTTTGCTCCCGCGAGTGCGCAGACCTCGCCGCTTACGAAAGAGTTTTCGTTACATGCTTGACCTGTAAGAAGGAATTTACCGTTACCAACAGCGCGTTTAAACGTGGTGAGGGAAAATATTGCAGTCCCAGATGCTATTATATGTCGCGCGTGGTGCGATCCAAATGCAAGTGTTTAGTGTGTGGGAAGGAATTTGAGACGACACCAGCACAGATAAAAGCAGGTAAGGGGAGATTTTGCTCCACAAAATGTGGTAAGACTGGAAAATACAACCCAAGTTTCAATAATTGGATCTCATTTGAGCCTTACTGTCCAAAGTTCAACCGGGAATTCAAGGAACGGGTGCGTGCTTTCTTCGGCTTTCGATGTATAATTTGCGGTAAGACCGAAGAAGAGGAAGGTAAGAATCTTTCCGTGCATCATGTTGATTATGACAAAAACGTTTGCTGTAATGACCATTCACCAGCATTTGCGTGTGTCTGTAATAAGCACAATGCAACTGCAAACCACGATCGCGAACGGTGGCAATATATCTTCCACCGCATCATCGATGAGATTTTTGATGGGAGATGTTATTACACAAAAGATGAATATTATCCATAATAAGGGTGATACTATGGCGTTTGGTGATGTAAAAATCAACGCTTTGTTTGATAACGGAATTTGTCGTTGCCACGGGGTACTTAGTCTCCAAAGAACAGCTACGGGGGATATAGCTCGTGTTACTAAAGAGCAAGAATGTGTTCTGCAGCGCATAATGATATGGC